TTCAAGGGCACGGAGCTATACTGAGCCTAAGCAACAAGGTTGTTATTTATTTTTAATTAATGCCCATTGAATTTACACCTCATCCTATACTAGATACCCCTAGTGACGAAGAGATTCTTCTATTAGCAAAGAAAGATCCTCAGTTACTCGAGGATCTGCACCGTGCTCACGAGGGCAGGATAGAAGCCGCTACTCACGATCCGGTCCGATACGGGTTTGAGTTAGAGGGATGGGGCAGGATCCGGGACGGACTAAAGGAATACAATGAGGTCCTTACCCTCGGAGGTAACAGATCCGGGAAGACTACCGGGTGTGCAAAGATAGTTATGCAATCCGTCATGGAGAACATGAACGGTCACATAGTTTGTTTCTCACAGAATGCGGATACCTCCGTCAAGGTTCAGCAAGCCGCCATGTGGGAGATGATGCCCAAGGAGTTCCGGAAAAAGACCAAGAGCACGGAGGGATACATTAACTTCTCTATGCAAAATGGATTCACCGGAAGCTCATTTATCTTTCCGGATACCCGGACTCGGGTTGACTTCAAGACTTACACACAGTTCTCAAATAACCAAACCATCTTAGAGGGTATGCAATTTGGGTTCCCTTCTAAGCCAGACCACCTAAACATGGGGGCATGGCTTGATGAGTATCTTGGTGATGCGGCTTTGGTTAACACACTTCGTTTCCGTTTGGCTACATTCAATTCAAAGATGATACTTGGGTTTACCCCCATTGATGGGTTCACACCATTCATCAGCGAGTATTGCACCAATGCAGAAACACTAGAGACCAGACAGGCTAGCCTTTTAAATAACCGCCAGTTACCAATCCGGCAATACAGTCCCGGCAGAGATGCCGGCATTGTCTATCTGCACTCAGATGAAAATCCTTTCGGTGGTTATGAACGTCTAAGCAAAGACCTTAAGGGTCGCCCGGAGGAAGAGGTCTTAGTTCGTGCCTACGGTGTGCCGGTGAAGTCAATGACATCACTGCTACCTTTGTTCTCAACTGAGATAAATGTTCTTAGCGACATTCCAAACAAATACGGAATGACGTTCCCGGAGATTAATGACGATGACTACACCATTTACATGGTGATGGATCCGGCAGGTGCCCGGAACAGTGTAGCTATATGGGCGGCGGTTAACGAAGAAGGAGAGATATATATCTTCGATGAGTTTCCGGACCGAGGTGCACACGGAGAGTGGGCAATGTTCGGGGACCCAAAGTGGAAACGTGGACCAGCATCAAAGAAAATAGGCTACGATGTGCAAGGATACACCGATTTATTCCTAGGAATAGAGGAATCACACGGGGTAGAAGTCTTTGAAAGGATAGGGGATTCACGTTATTTTGCCCGAGAAAACGAGAATAATGACGACTTATTCACTACATTCTACGATCATGGCTTATCATTTGTACCATCAGATGGCAGGACACAGGACATGGGTATCAATGCACTGGACGATTGGTTTAGTTATAACCCCAATGCAAAGATTGATGATATGAATAAACCTCGTTGCTACATACACGAACGATGCGGCAACCTTATTGACAGTTTAATTAACTACAATGCCAACGGAAAAGCTGACGAACCACTAAAGGATTTCTTTGACGTGATTCGTTATCTACGTATGGCTAACCGGGGCGAAGGTCCTGACCATGTTACCAACAAGGACATGAAGGTAATACAAAAAACAACAGGAGGATATTAAATGGCTAAGATAAAAGCAACAGCATTAGCAGAAGAACTAGAGGTAGACTTTTTAACTATCTCTACTATCATTGAGGATAATGTTTCCGAAGATGATATTAGCGGCAAGGGTAAGAACACTTGGTTAACCGAGAATGCGGTCAGTATAGTTAAAGATAAACTAGATACACCTGAGCTAATCCCTAACTACTACACAGGTAAGGTAACACAACAGGCACCTAACCCTAACTATGTTTATGTTTATTTAAATGAATTAGGTAAACGAGTTCCGGTAGTTGTGCCACGTAGGTTCAAGGGCAAACTAACTGATAAAATAATTAAGGTAGAAGAAATTACAGATAATGCAGGATCCAGCTACAGATACATCCCCACTAGACATCACTCTTGATCCGGATTTTATAGATCAACAGGTTGACCGGTTGCTATCTTGGGAGATACTCCAGAGGTATTGCAATAACCAAGAAAACATACCTATGAAACCTTTAGATTTGTGTGATAAAATCGGGGTGAATAAGGGCTATGTCCATCAGGTAATCACAACCGTTAGAAAAAAACTAAATGCAGAACGAAGATATTTTTGAATCCTTAACATATGTTGGGGATGAACCCAACGTCAAGGCTCTCCGCCGTGCTTACGATCAGACGGTGCTTGAGCTAGAACCATACTTTGATGTGTGCCGCACATCTTATGATGACCGCCGCAATTTCTGGAACGGTAAGTCCCGGGATCTCCGCAAGCACGGAGCAGATGCTTTCCCTTGGGAAGGTGCATCAGATATGGAGGCTCATACTATTGACGAACGTATTACACGTTTGGTATCTTTGTTCATGTCAGCACTTACTCGTGCAAATATCCGGGCATTCCCCGTTGAGATCACTGACATTGGACGTTCAAAGGTTGTTTCAAACTTTCTCCGTTGGATGGTTACAAGTGGTTACATTAATCGGTTCGCCGAAGAAATGGAACTAGGTGCTAATTATATGCTAGAACGAGGGTTAATGGTTACATACGTAGGTTGGAACCGGGAAGATACTCGATTCAAACAAACTGTAACCATGGATCAGATAGGGCAAATGAACCCAGAGATCTATCGCTCCATCCTTGATGGGGGTAACGATGACGAACTCGCCGCTTTTATTGAGACTACGTTTGATGGTATCAATATTAAAACAGCAAAAAAAGCTATCAAAGAACTTCGCAATACTAGCGAGACGGTTCTTCCTTTGATCCGCCGTTTAGTAGATGCACCTGAAATTAAAACACTTTCCCCTGACGGAGATTTCTTTTTCCCTAGTTATGTTACTGATCCGCAACGGGCACCTTATTGCTTTTGGAGGACATCATACACGGCTCAAGAGCTAGAGGGTAAGGTTACTACTGACGGATGGGATGCTGATTTTGTTCAGCACATCATTGAAAGGTATCGCGGAACAAGCGACAACATGGTTGATCGTGATAGCGATCAGAACCGTAGCATGATCTTTACTGATAATACTGATCAGCAAGACGAACTAATTGAAATTATCTATGGCTATCAACGTCTAGTAGATCAAGAAGATGGTGCACAAGGTATTTATTGCACAGTCTTTCACAGAGAGTTTAGCGGAGATGGCGACATCCCGGGCTTTGCAAAGTTTGAATTACTTAACGGATACGAAGATTACCCAGTTGTAGTCACACGTTTATCTGAGGATAGCAAACGTATGTATGATACGATGACTTTCCCTCAGATCCTTCGTGGTATTCAAAACCAAATTAAGATCGAACGTGACTCACGTATTGACCGGAACAGCATTGCTACAATGCCACCGATCATTCACCCAGTGGGTCAGGCACCAACTGATTGGGGTCCCGGTCGTTACATTCCTTATCGTCGCAAGGGGGATATTGACTTTGCACCTACTCCGCCACCGCCAACCGGGTCCATTGAAATGGAACAAACCCAACAGGCTCAGGCTGATCGCTTGTGCGGACTAGATGAAACCAGTCAAATTAGCGGTGTTCGCAAGCAATTCTTGGTCGATAAGTTTCTTCAGCACAATGCTAAGGTCCTACGTATGGCATTCAAATGCTACCAAAGGTTCGGACCTGATAGCACATTCTTCCGGGTTACCGGTGTCCCTGAGTCAGTTCAGATGGTTAAGGGAGATCCAAATGAAAACTTTGACATCATGATTAATTATGATGTACTTACTACGGATCCAGAGGCACAGGCACAAAAGTTACAAGGAATGCTTGGTATGCTTCAGTATGATCGCAATGGTCTAATGAATGTAGATAATCTACTTACAGCAATCGCATCATCCATTGATCCGGTTCTAGCAGATGGCATACTCCAGTCGCCTCAAGTTGCTCAAGACGAAATTATTCGTGGAGTAACCGATGACTTGGCTAAGATCTTTGCCGGTATTGAAATGCCAGCACGAGCTAACGGTGGTCAAACCGCAGTCCAACTTGTTCAAGAATATTCACAACAAGAAGACATAGCAGGTCGCCTACAGCAAGATCAAATGTTTGCTCAACGTTTACAAAAATACGTAGGTCAGTATACATTCCAAATGCAACAAGCAGAGAATGCACAGATCGGACGTATCGGAACATCCCCGGCAGAAGTCGGCAACGTAAATACACAAAATGCAAACGAGTCCAGCTACTAACATACAAGAAGATTTAGACACATTATCTCAATACGAAGCATTTGCTCGCTTCATGGGATTTGTTTTAACAATGAGAGAAGAGTGCATTGAAGAACTGCACCTTGCTAACTCAGACAATATGCAACAGATCAGTGGTAGACTGTTGTCATATGATCAAATTTTACACATGGTTGACTATGATTCTCTTATTGAGAAGCATAGAAATTAAGTGTGATATAATAAAAACCATCGGCATCGCTCGCCGTTAAGGAGTGGGTAATTATGACAGACGAATCAAATACGGAAATCGCTGAAGCCGCAAGTTCAGTGGGCAGTACAAATATCAGTGTAGCTGAGTTCGCTCAAGCTCGCTTGGGAGGAATCCCAACTGACGAAGAAGTTGCTACTCAAGAAACCGAGGAAGTAGCTCCCGAATCAGTTGAAGATGAACCCCTAATTGTTGATGCAGAAACAGAAACGGTTGAACAAACCGGAGAAGAATCTGCTGATGATGTTCTTTCTCAGATGAATATGGACGATATGTCCGAAGACGAATTACGGGAACTAGCTGAAAAGTTAGGGAGTCGTGCCGTTGCTAGGTTTGGAGAACTGACAGCTAAACGTAAACAAGCCGAAGAAGAGCTTGCTCGTTTGAAATCAGAGATGCAAGCAGAGGATCCTCTTAATACAAAGAAGCCAATCGAAGACAATCCTTTCAATGATTTGAATACAGTTGAAGAACTGAAAAGCAAGTCACAAGAAATGGATCAAGTAATCGAATGGGCAGAAGATCTTATTTTTAATAGCGATGGTTACGGACCTGAAGACGTTGTTACTGAAGCCAATGGTCAAGAGCTTACAAAAGCTCAAGTCCGTCAGACTTTACGTAATGCACGTAAAACAAAGGATACCTTACTACCTGATCGCCTACGTCAACTCCAAGAGCAAGCTCAGTCAGTGCAATTAAAATCTGCATTTGCCGAACAAGCTAAAAAAGAATTGACGTGGATGGATGACGACAGCAATGACGTTAACCAAAAGTATCAGGCTATGTTACAAGATCCTCGTTTGCAAAAACTTGAATCAGTAATGCCCGAAGTCTCCGCACAACTACCATACCTAATTGCCCATGCGGCAAATAGTTTGTATGCAAGGAAGCCAGTTGGATCCATGAATCCTCCTAAAAGCGGCATTCCTTCGGCATCGGTATCAGATCGTTCTACATCTAAGAAGGCTCAAAGCATCAAATCAATAAGTCAACAATTCCGTGATAGCGGAAACAAAAGTGATTTCATTCGTCTACGAACCCTTCAGTTATCTAATCAATAAACATTTAATACAATGGCATTTTCTAATACATTTACAACATTACCGGGATCGGCTTCTTCCAATCGTGAAGACTTAACCGACATCCTGTCAGTACTTGCCCCCGAGGAGACTCCAGTTCTCTCCGGCGGTTCTCGCAAAAAAGCTAGCAACGTTCTCTTTGAATGGACACTTGACAAGCTGGATGATCCAGCCGCCGCAGGTGTTGTCGAAGGTGCTGACGTTGCAACATTCACTGATGCATTTGCCGCTCGTGAACGTACATCTAACTACGTGCAGAAGTTCCGCCGTGACTATCGTGTATCGGACCTCCAAGAGGCTACTGATTCTGTTGGTCCTGCTAAACTTGCTGAAGCTGAAGCGAAGTCAATTCGTGAACTAAAACGTGACATGGAGCTTGCTCTTTGTGGCACTCAGGACAAACAAGTTGGTAGCGGTGCAAACCCTTATCTTACTGCTGGTCTTGGTGCTTTCATCGATGACACCCCTGCCGCCGGACTAGTTCCTGCTGGATTCGAGACTCCTGCTAGTAGCATTAATAGTGCAATTGGATTCAACGAAGCTACCTTCAATGATTTGATCTCCAGCATCTACCGCCAAACAGGCAACGTAGACAGCTTGACTCTTATTGCTGACACAGGTCTTCGTCGTGTAATCTCTGATTTCGCTCGTGTCGGTGGACTTCTCTCTGATTCAGTTCGTTCGGTTAACTATGATGGTGGTTCTTCCACAATCAAGTTGTCGGTTGAGCTTTACCAAAGTGACCACGGTATCGTGAGCATCATCAATGGTAATCCTGCTTGTATGCCTGCTTCTACTGGCACCACAACTACTGCTACTGGATACTTGGTTAACCCCGAGTACTACGGCATCCACGAACTGATCCCAATGGGTTCAACTCGTCTGCCTAATCAAGGTGGTGGCGAACGTGGTTTCGTTGACTGTGTTCTTGGACTTGGTGTATACCATCCTCAAGCTCACGGCAAGATCACTCAGATCGATTAATTCAACTCGAAGTCTCCTTGCCCCATCTGGGGCAGGGAGCTTCTTTTTTTTATGTCAGAAGAAATAAACACAGACCTACAAGATCATCTTAAAAAATATCTTGTTAATGAAGAAGCTACCGAAAAAGAACGTGTTGATATAGCACGTAAAGAAGCACAGACGAATGTGGGTAAGACTCACCCAATTCTTGGCAAGTGCATTGCCACAATCCCGGCTCGTGACTACATGCGATTGGTCCAATCATACGGACATGCAACAGTTCACAGCAAAGATTTTCTTAAATTTTTTAACAGAGAGTATCCCGACCTAAGTCCCAACAAAGTTTAATGGCTAAAAGTTACTCAGATTTATTCCAACTAGTCCGGTCTTTAGCCGGTGTTAATTCATTTACTTCCAGTGAAGAAAATGATCTTTTACGTTTAGCTAACCGCAGGTTGTATGAGGCTTACAATGCTTCGCAGATGTGGACATCTTACATTATCGTAGGAGAAAAGAGAACAATATCAAGTGACCAAGTTGTACCGTTTATACAAACAAGTCCGGCAAAGGATCCTATATCTGAGTTCCAACGTATTCATCGTGACCAGCCGTTTCTTAATACAGGAAGTCTGGAGTATAACTTTTATGTTGATGCGAACGGTGCTCACGTAATGAACCTAGGTAGCACAACTGACAGTTCAGTTTATGTAACCTACAAAAAAGCATTTGTTGATTTTACAAAAACCTCAGCAGATATTCCCGAGGAATTTTTCTACTTTGCCGCTCATGCTACTTATGCTGACTTCCTCCGTATGGACGGACAGACTAGTAAGGCAATGGACGAAGAAAATAAAGCAACCTCTTACCTAGCAAGCGAGCTAGAGAAGCTCGATATAATCTCAAACAATAATACAATTCGACGTAAGTTTACTACTTACGTTTCAACACAATCAAGATAATGGCTAATTCATTCGTTACAAATCTATACCTCAGCCCAACACAAGGTGCCAGTGCCCAACGTTTATCCGTAACATCCGGTGCCGCAGTTGAGTTTGGAGCCTTTGATAAATCTACTAATGTTATTTCATTTGATGTTCAAACAGCAGATGTATTTATGACACTTGATGGATCTACTCCAAGTACAGCAAACGGTCACAAGTTGTATGCCGGACGTGCATACTCTCTAAGCATTCAAGCCGCACGAGTTGCTAGTTTCATTGCTGACAGTGGCACTGCTATTGTATACGGAACAGAGATGTCATCGTAGATGGAATCATCTCAATTCAGTTTACTGTCCGGACCTGATCTTCAATCATTCGGGGCGGATCATGGAGCTTTTGGGGACGTGGGGGCAGGTCTTATCGATACAGGTGATCTACCAAATCCTGATCCCTTTAGGTTAAGGTTGTTTTCTTTTATTACTAGAGGTGATGGCAATGACAGCTTTACTTTTTTTAGAGGCGGAACCGGGACTGTTTATTTTGGTGACGGAACAAGCTCAAGCTCTTTAAATAATGTTAGTCAAACCTACACTAGTTTTCCATCGGGCAGTGCAATTTCCGTAACTACTGATGCTATATTTACTGGTGGAATTGATGCCGGCGGTTCAGCATCTGATGCTATAAAAAAGTTAGACGGACTGACATTTTATTGGGATGCAATTACTGGCGGATCAGGCACATTAAAATTGGAAAATCTAGGTATAAAGCAACCAATGCCTAAATGGAATAATGGTAACAATGTAGATTACATAACCGTTAACTTTAAGGGCAATTCAATTCCCGGGGGATTTCCTTCAAACGTTACTGCTAAGAATATGTTTATTCAGAGCAATAAATTTAACGGAGAACTTCCAAGTTTAAGTTCAACTACAAAAAAATATCAAGTTCAAAGCAATGCATTTGAAGGGGGTATACACGACTTAAGTGCCAATACTGTAATCGAATCATACTTAGCATACGGTCAGGACGATGGACAAACATATTCAAGAGTTTATCCCAAGGTTATGTTAACGGGTGAAATACCAAATCTTTCAGGTGCTACAGCTTTAACATTTTATCACGTTGGTGCAGGCGAACCTTGGAATCGTGGATTTAAAAACGATCTTAGTTTAGCATCTGACTTCGACGTAACAAATAAACTGTCAAGATTCTATGCTAGTAATTGCCAGCTATCCACAGTCGAGGTTGATAAAATATTAAATGCTTTTGCTAATGCCGGCACAACTAGCCCAAACATTATAGACATAAGTGGAAGCAATGGCTACCCTACATCAGCAGGATTAGCCGACAAGGACACACTAGTAGCGGCAGGATGGACAGTTAATCTACCCGCATTGAATTAATTATGGAAGAAATATTTACAAAATCATTTATAGGAACTGGAGGTTTTTTGGCTACATTAGGATTACAGGAAATTAATGCATTCGTCAGCCTGCTCGTAGGCTTGGCTACACTTGGATACATGGTATCATCCATTATTAAAATATGGAAAGGGATGAACAAATGACAATAGAACTATTAGCAATGCTAGGCGGTAGTGTTTCAGGATTTATAATGAAACTTATAGCCACTCAAGCCGAAGCACAGGGTCGTGCCCTTGAGGCAATGATCCAACGTCAGAACGTGGCGGACCTGTCTGCGGACAAGGCATCCGCCCGGGGCGGTGTGTGGGTTCGCCGGGGATTAGTAGCAATAACGTTCTTTGCCATTGTAGTAGCCCCATTCGTCTTTGCATTCACTGACGTAGGGGTAACTGTAGGCAGGGAAACAAACGGCTTTCTAGGGCTATTCAAGACCCTTAGATGGGACACCCTGCAAGGATTCGTCATTCTACCGGAGGTTCGCCAGACAGCACTAGCTATTGTTGGTTTTTACTTTGGATCATCTCAAGTTAAATAAATATGAGTTTATACGAAAACATAAACAAACGTAAGAAAGCAGGAAGCAGTCGATCAAAATCTAAGTCTACAATCTCGGACAAAGCTTACAAAAATATGAAAGCTGGGTTCCCTAAAAAGAAAAAGAAAAGGAAATAATTATGCCAAAAGGAAAAGGAACATACGGAACCAAACGAGGAAGACCGCCGACTAAAAAGAAAAAGTAAAACGTGGCAATAAATAAAAGTAAAATGAAATGCAACTCACCTCGCAGAGATGTGCAAGGTGGGAAGAAGTTTGTTGTCAAGGCTTGCCAAGGTGGCAAAGAAAAGGTTGTCAGGTTTGGTGATGCAAACATGACCATAAAGAAAAACCGTCCGGCACGGAAGAAAAGCTACTGTGCAAGAAGCGGAGGAATTAAAGGTAAATCAAACAAGATGTCGGCTAACTACTGGAGCCGCAAAGCTTGGAACTGCTAATGCCCGGAAGATATAGATCCTACGGTCGTGAAGACGACCCAATGCAAGAAGACCTAGAGATTGCATTCTCTGGGTTTAATAATCGTGTCCGCCCTGACCAATTACAGAAAGGGATCTTGGCTGAATCAAAGAATGGTCGCCTTGATTTAAATGGGGAGTGGCAGGTTCGACGTGGAATTAATATTCTAAATGCTCCGTTTGCTACAGGACAAGATACACTTCGTTTACCTAACTCGAGTGAGTTCGTCGGAGTTGATCCTACTACTACTATAGGAATATTGCCTAGAGTAATGGAGTCAGTTGGAATTGTAACTGACGGAACTGTTACAATTAAACTTACTGACCACGGGTTTTCTGTAGGAGATCAAATTGTTATTAATGGTGTATTCCGATCAAGTTTTCCTGATATAAACGGAAGCTACACTATCACAGAAGTTACTGGTTCTAACAGATTTAAGTTTCAATCATCACAACAAGGAACCACGGGATTTTATACATACCCTCCCGCACAAGGATTAGTTACTTCATTTACTTTACCCTTTGCTCCAATTACTGAGGTCCTAAGCACACAACCTTTATCTTCTCCGGCAGGACGTTCTATTTTAGATGTATCACAAGTTGTTGGTGTTCGTTCCGGAACTAAATACAGTGATCCTAATGCTACTAATAACGGAGAATACATAGTAATATCAACAAACTTGTCGGCATTAGTTTTAAATTTATCAACTAATGAGACATTTGAAATGAGGTTACCCACCGGGGAATCAGTACTTGAACTGTCGGATATGATTCAAGCATTTAATCGATTGTTTATTTTTCGTGATAGTCAGGTTGCACTCGAGAACCGGAAGTTCTTTAATCCAATTACTATTAAGACAATATCTCAAACCGCCAGTGCGGAGGTTGATGTAGAAACATTTTTGGTTCACGGATTAAATGTTGGAGACATGATAGAGATACGTGATGTTACCAAAGGAACCATTGATCCCAACGGACAGTTTGAAATAACAAGCACAACTGAAAAAACATTTACTTATAATGTAGCGACATCAGGGACAGAAGACTATACGGTTACCGGTGATTCAAAGATTTACCCAACGTTTACTCTAGTTGCAAACGGAACCTTCAGACAACCTGCCGAAATAACTTTTAGTAGTTTTGATATTACAGATGGCGAAGCAGTAGGAACGGTCCCGGCGGCAGACATAGTTAACTTAAAGGTAGGAAATACAATAACCATTGAGAATATTGGAAACTCCTCGCTGGAATTAGGAGATGAATTTGTAGTTTCTTTTGTGGACGAAACTACCGATACAATTAAGTTTTATGTTCAAGAGGAAGATACAGTAAGCAGTAGAACTGGTGTAATATTTTCAAAGCCAGTGTCAGTCGGATTAGGCTTTATGCATATGCCGGCACCTGAGTTCGGGGTCTATCACCAACGTAGATTGGTTACCCCTTTTCGTTCTACTCAAGAAACTATAAACATAGGCTTGCCGACTGAGACTACCAAGATTACTCAAACAGGAAGGAAAGATGAAATAGCTGTAAGCGATATTCTTGATTCAGATACATACGATCAGGTTTTTGCTAACTTTAGATTTAATGCAGGAACTGCTGACCACACGGTTGGTCTTCATTCTTTCTCTGATGACAAGCTATTAGTATTTAACCGCAACAGTATTCATATAGCCGTAAACAGTGGAGATCTTAGGACCGCTCAGACTCAGTTGCTGACCAACGAAGTAGGATGTGTTGCCCGAGATAGCATAATTCAGGTAGGTAACAACGTTTTGTTTTTATCTGATAATGGTGTATACGGTGCAAACTTCCAAGATTTATACAATCTTCGTGGAAATGAAGTGCCACTCAGTGAACCAATTAATAATACAATCAAGTTCATTAACAAGGACTTGTGGGATAAAAGTTCCGGAGTTTATTTTGACAATCGATATTACTTAGCAATTCCTCTTAACGAGGAAGTAATTACGGTGAATGCCAACGGAGATGTAACAGCACAAATAAACCGTGCTCAGTTCAACAATCGAATTGTTATTTATAACTTCCTTAACAAGCAATGGGAATCAGTTGACAATGTCGGAGACAGTAGCTTTGAGTTTAAAAAACTTATTGTAGCCGGTGACGGAGAAAATCGTGGGGTTTATTCACTTAGCACAAACGGCGGCATTCATAAACTTGATGCACTGGACCAAGGTAATGATCGTATTATCACTGAGGTTGCGGCTGGAACAACGGATCCGGACAGCCTTATACTTGTTCCGGGGATTGAGGGTTCAATGACAACCCGAATGTTTACTAATCAAACCATTGACCGGAAGAAGTGGAATAACTTTGAGATGCAAGTTCAATCACATATTGACTTAAAGTCAGATTTCTTTATTACTGGTATAACAGAAAATCTTGATGCTACAATAGATCTGAGACAATTATCATCTTACCTTAATAATCAATTACTTCCTGAAGACGAAGATGTTTCTATCCGGGGACGGATCGGGAACAGACGAGCCTATGGATTTCAGTTTAAAATTGACCGGACAACCGGTCGTCCTCGTGTTCGTAGCCTAAAGGTTGCGGCGGCGGAAGCATTTAGATCAACAAGAGAAGCAACATAATGGCAACTATTTTAAATACAACTCAAGTATATGCGGCGGCTGATGTCGTTACTCATACTAACTTAAACCAAATTGTAGGTGGCACTACTTTTGTAGCCGGAGACGGAGGAGCTACGGACAATACAAGTCTTGAGGTCGATACCACAAGTGGCTCATTGCAGATAAAGAATGACGGGGTAATTACTGCAAAGTTGCCGGACAGCACGGACAAAACTGACGGTGTAACTTTACCCAAGATTCAACACATTGACACAAACAAGGTGCTGGGCAGAACATCCGCTAACGAAGGTGACGTAGAAGAAATAGATTTTATTATAGGTAGCACCGGAAATACTGGTCTGTTTTTTGACAATGATGATCTGCTTGACAATAGCGACACTGTCGGCGGTTCGGCTACTAGTGGTGCTACTCAGCAAAGCATTAAGGCTTATATAGATAAGTTAAAGCCAAATATCTCTCAACTTATATTTACAGAAACGTATGAAAATTTAAATCCTAATAGTCAATGGCTTGATTTTGGAACTGAGGCTAATCCCTTTGAGGTAAGCATTACTCCTCGATTAGGAAATTCAAAACTAAAATTTAATTGCTCTATTGCTAGTAACACTAATAATGCTAGCCATCAAAATTTCTTTAAATTACAAAGACGGATAGGTCCAGAAAGTTTAACTAATGACTTTGCAGATGTTACCGGTTCAATGGGACCAGTAAGCGGTGTTAGAACTCAATGCTCATTTACCAGTTCGTATCCGGGTCAATATTCCTGCTCAATAGACGGCATGGATTATCTTGACGATCCTACTTATACTCAAGGAGATGAAATTACTTATAGAGTTCAGGTCTGGGGTATAACTACAGTTGACATTTATATAAACAGAGCACAATCCAATGCCGACAATATTCGAGTTCCTAGTCCAATATCTACCGCTATGATAGAAGAAATTTATCAATAAAATAAAAGTTCAACAATTTAAATTATGTCACTAATACAATCAGGTAAAATCTTTAATGATGGCGAGCAGTTAACTGCCGGTAAGTTAAACCAAATTATTTCGGATGCTACACTTAGCACTACCGGTGTAGACGGAAGCACAATTGTTGTCAATGAAAATGATGTCCTTGCGGTAAGGACCGGGGGCATCGGATCCTCAAGTCTTGCCAATGACTCAGTTATTACAAACAAGCTACCGAACAGCACGGTCACAGCCGTTGATGGAACACCTGACGGTGTAACTCTTCCTAAACTTCAACACATTGAAACAGATAAAATTCTTGGAAGAACTACAACGGGCAATGGGGTTGTTGAAGCAGTAGCACTTAACACAGATGATTTAATGGCTAGTGCCAGTGCCACAACGTTAGCAACTGACGGTAGTATCAAGGCTTATGTTAATTCCATGCGACCAAAGTTTGTGGCTCTTACGGGAGGGACAACGGATTTAACAAAGAAAAACCAAGCTGACGGAACAACCGTAACATATAATATTGCTGACTTTACATCCAGTGATTCTGATTTT